TTTGGCTATAACAGAAACAAGATTGTTATCATTAGCTTCTATATTAGATCAATATGGGGATCTCTTAACTAATAAGGAAATAGATAAACTAGAAGAAGAATTAAAAAGTGTATCAGTAGGAGGTGCTAATAGTAATTTTGCTATGACATTACCACCTGCTGATGGTTTAGACCCAGGAACAGGTAATTATAATAATAATACATTTCCAGGTGCTGCTAGATTACAAGGTTATTTAAAAGTAGTAAGAGTTGAATGGACTTCTATGAAGAAAGTTGGTACTTATGTATCTATAAATCAAGAGAATGGAGAAAAAGAAGAACAACTTGTAGATGAAACATTTACTTTAGATTTTGATGAAATAGAAGAATTAAAAGCACAAGGTATAGAAACTCCATTAGAATGGTTTTGGATTAATGAAGGTTGGGAGGGAGTTAAAATTGGAAGAGATACTTTTGTAGGTATACAACCAAAAGTTAATCAAAGAAGAAGAATGGATAATCCTTATTATTGTAGATTAGGTTATTCTGGTCTTATTTATAATGCAACTAATTCAGTATCGGTTAGTTTAATCGATAGAATGAGACCTTATCAATATCTATATAATATTATAAGTTATAGATTAGAATTAGCATTTGCTAGTGATATGGGTAAGATTATGTTAATGGATTTAGCACAAATACCAAGATCAGAAGGAATTAATTTAGAACAATGGATGTATTATTTAAAAGCTATGAAGATAGCATTTATCAATTCTCATGAGGAAAGTGGTAAAGGTAATAGAACAGGAATGATTTCTAATTTCAATCAATTTCAATCAATTGATTTAACATTAGCTAATACTATTCAACAATATATATCAACATTAGAATTTATTAAAAATCAAATAGGTTTCTTATCCGGTATAAGCCCTCAACGATTAGGAGCAATATCGAGTAATGAATTAGTTGGTAATGTACAAAGATCAGTTGAACAATCTTCTAATATAACAGAATATTGGTTTGATTCTCATAATGAAGTTAAACGTAGAGTTTATACTGCTTTAATAGAATGTGCTAAAATAGCTTGGAGAGAAGGTAAGAAAGTTCAATTTGTATTAGATGATATGAGTATCGAAATGCTTAATGTAGATGGTGCTCAATTTGAAAATGCTGAATATGACGTATTCGTATCTAATAGTTCTAAAGATACCCAAACTCACGAAACACTTAAACAACTATTTCAAGTTGGTTTACAGTCAGATAAAGTTAATATGTCAGAAATTGCTAAAGTATTAAGTACAGATTCAATACAAGATCTCACTAGAATGTTAGAAGATGCAGATGAGAAAAGAGCACAACAAAGTCAAGAACAAGGTAAACAACAACAACAAATACATCAAGAGCAACTTGCTGATAAACAACAAGATAGAGAACTTAAGAGGTATGAAATTGATAGTAACAACCAAACTAAAATTGAAACTGCTACTATATCAGCACTAGGTTTTGCTAAAGACGCAGATTCTAATGATAATGGTATACCTGATGTAATGGAACAAAGTAAATTAGCACTAGAAGAAAATAAACATTTATCTAAACTAAATGAAGATAATAGAAATCAACAGTTTAAAGATAAAGAGTTAGATAAGAAACATCAATTAGAAACTGAGAAGATTAAAGCTAATGAAAAGAATGACAGAGAGCGACAAGCACACGAATTAAAACTTAAGAAGATGGATATATAATGAAAGAGAAAGAACTCATTGCTAAGAAACAAATAGCTAAGAATAAACCTAAAAGTAAATAATGAAATACAACTGTAGTATCTGTGGTAAAATCATAAAAGAAAAAGAAAGTGAATTTTCTAAAAGACTTTATTGGGGTTTTCCTGAAGAAAATCGTATGTGTAAATGTATTATTGAAGAACAAAATAAACTTAAAGAAAGTTTAATAAATGAGATCCAAATCTCTTCGAGGGGCAAAAAACCCAAAAAATCACTTTAGCTATATCAATAGAAAAAAGTTAGGAGTTAACTTATAAATAACTCATTGAAAATTAGGAATTTAACAAATAAATCATTATATTATATTAATAGACCCATGGCAAAAAAAGAGGAAACAAGCATACCAGAAGTTAATCCATTTGAAGGATTCGATATTCTTAAAGAAGGATTACCTAAAATTAAAATTGAAGAGGTAATATCAACAGATACTACTCCAGTAGCTACTATTAAAGAACCCTTGAAAGACCTAAAAGAAGATCTTTCGGAAGAAGAGGAACTTATAAAAGCTGAAGACGAACACCTTAAAACTAAAACTCCTAAATCAACTAAAAGTGATTCCATGGAAGTAGATGAGGATGTTGAAGAAACTACGGAAGTTAAATCAGAAGATAAACCAACAGAAGAAATTGAAGAATTTTCTTTTAAACCATTAGTTAAATATTTGTCAGATAAACAAATAGTTGATTATGATGAAAAAAATTTCGAAGATAACGATGAGGGTTTAGAAAAAGTAATAACTTCAACTGTAGAAGCAAGGGTTAACGAAACATTAAAGAATTATAAAGAATCATTACCTGATGATATACATAAATTAGTAGAATTTGTAGAAGCAGGAGGAGATCCTAAGAAATTTTTAGAATTGTATTATGGTAATCATTCATTTGAAAACTTTGATATAACAATAGAAACCAATCAGAAATTAATAATTCAAGAAGGATTAAGACTATCTGGATTAGAAGATTCTGAAATATTAGAAGAGATACAAGAAATTGAAGATTTAGGTAAATTAGAAGCTAAGGCTAAACTATATCTACCCAAAGTACAAAAAGTTGAAAAAGAACAAAAACAATATTTGTATGATTCTCAACAAGAATATAGTAAACAACAAGAAGAGAGTAGGGTAAAATATTGGAATAGTTTAAAAGATGAACTTTATACTAAAGAAGATATTAAAGGTTTTAAATTAACTCCTAAATTAAAAGATCAAATTTGGGATCACATGACTAAACCAACAGATAAGAAAACCGGTAAAACTAAGTTGCAGATTAATAATGAAACTAGGAAAGACGCTCAGTTTTTATATGCTTATTTAGATATGATGGATTTTGATTTAACTAAACTTGAAAAGAAAGCAGAAAGTAAAGTAACATCAGAATTAAGAAAGAAACTTGGTAATTTCACTGATAATAGAGCAAAACTAAAAGGTGGAAAAACAGAGATACAGGATCAGGAAACTGGTTTCGAAGCATTCAGAGTAATAAAATAGTGAATAATAATAAATAATAAACTTTAAACAAAAACAATGAATATTAATGATTTACAGATATCGATCGGTAACTGGCACTCAGGACTAACTCAAGCAACTCACCTTGCTACGTTCTTTCAAACAGAACCAGTTTTAGCTTCTAAGATAGTTACCAGAGTTTATAACAAAATGAGTGGATATAAAAATCCATTATCTTTTCTAACAACTGGAACAGGTAGAGCTACACAACTAGATAATATCGTTTATCGTTGGCCTCTAATGGGTGATAGCGAAAAAGCTGTTGCTATTACAGGAACTCTTGGTGACGGAGGATCTTATCCTGGTGTTGCTAATACTACTTTTAGAGTTAAATTTGCTGAAAAGTGGTTTGCTTTAGGAGATGTTGTTATCCCTGATAACTCAGATTATCCTTGTCGTGTTATGGATGAACCATATCAAGACGGTGCTGATTTTGTATATACTTTACAATTAGTAACAAATGATGCTACTAAATACTTACCAACAAGTCTTTTGACTAACGGTAAAGAATTCTCTAAAGATTACAACTTGGTTGAGCATGATAACTCTAGAACATCTGGAGAGACTACTTATGCTAGTCCTTTTATGTTAGAGAACTACATGTCAACATTTAGAAAGAAATACTCTGTTACAGGAGCTGCTCAATCTAAAGTGTTACAAATTGGTCTAATGGATCCTAAGTCTAATAAAGTATCTTATACTTGGGTTAAATATGCTGAATGGGAATTTTATTCTCAATGGCAAGATGAGATTGAACGTGCTCTTTGGTATGGTAAATCTAACATCAAAACCAATGGTACTACCGATATGAAAGGTAAATCTGGTAATGTTGTTTATGCTAGTGCCGGAGTTGAGGCTCAAATTGCACCTGCTAACAAACGATTCTATACCAAATTAACTGAGAAAACTATCCGTGACTTCATGGATGATTTGTCATATAACGGTACTGAAGATGGACCAAGAGAATTTGTAGCATTTTGTGGAAGAGCATTTATGAATGCTTTCGACATTGCTATGAAAGATTCTGCATCTAGATTTACATTAGTTGATAGTAAATTTGTAACTGGTACTGGTCAAGATTTGACACTAGAAGGTCAATTCAAAACTTATGTTGGTTTGAATGGAGATAAAATGACATTGAAAGAACTACCTCTTTATAACAACGTGGTTAGAAATCGTCAATTGCATCCAGAAACAGGTAAACCAATTGAATCTTACAAAGCTACTTTCTTAAACTTTAAACTTAACAGTAATGGTGAGTCTAATGTACAGAAAGTATATACCCCAGGTAGGGAAATGTCTTCATGGTATGTACCAGGAGCATGTGATCCTTTTGGAATGAAAAAGAATGCAATGTCAGCATCAGCAGCGGATGGATACGATATGTATGTATTATCTGAGTGTGGTGTATTAATAAAAGATCCAACTGACGCAGGACAATTAATACTTGATGTTGATTCAATCTAATAAATAAAATATAATTAAAATGGAAAAAAGGGAAGTAATTATACAATCATTAGGCAAAGTACAATTTGGGGGACTAGCAAGTTACCCCAAATGTACAACTGTCTTAACAACAGAGTTAGGTCCAAATGGATATAAAACAGGACTTACTAAAGAAGAAGAAACACAATATGAAGAACTCTTAGGTTTAGCTAAAGGTGAATTATCTAAGAAATCTAAATTCTGGTCAGAACTAGAAATTAGAATTACTAGTAAGAAACTAATACTAAATTTAGAAGATCCCCTTAATGTTCTTAAATATAAAATAGCTTTACAATCTTCTAAAGTAGCTAATTCACTAATTGAAAAACACAAATGGCCTCATGCTATGTTTGTAATTTTTGATGAAGAAGAACAAGCTGGTTTAGAAAGTATTAAATTAGATTCTGAAATAGAAGCTTATGAAGAATTTATGAATACTTCACCAGAAGAACGCAGAGGTCTGTTGAAAATCTTCGGTAAGAGAGGTTTAGATTCAGCATCAGATGCTATAGTTAAAACAACTTTAGCTAAGATAATGAAAGAAGATCCAAAAAGATTCCTTGAAATTAAAAAAGATAAAAAATTAGCAACTAGAATTCTAATTGAAGATCTATTAATTAATGGAGTAATCGATAAAAAAGGTAACTATTATGTTAATGGTGATGAACCA